CATAATAATTAAGTTTTAATAGTTAAACGATTAACCCTTAATTATTACGTGCTGATTTGCACCACGTACACAAAGAGCAATTTCTGAACGGTAGTGGAATACAGCGTTATCTGATCCAACATCACCGTTGTTAGTGTGACCTAAAATACTACCAGTTACCCAGTGCTCCATCTCACGAGAGTAGCCATTAGCTTCCTTGTAGTACATTGCTAGAGCTGGAGCCTTCATTCCGCTACGTGCGTCAGCAACTTGAGTCATTGGGATCATAGCTCCCTGAATAAAGTTAGATGCACCTAGAAGAGTAGGATCGTTAAGAAGCTTCCAATCGTGCTTATGGAAAGTGTATCCACCACGAGTAAACGACTTGAATCCTAGCTTTACAGCCATATCAGCGTCGTTGTTGAATGCTCCGAACTGTCCTGGAAGACCAGCAGTAACTGAAGTAGCTAAACCTGTAGCAAGCATGTCGTCGATAGCTAGATCTTGCTTTCTGTTCACGTACATAGCGTACTCAGAAGGCGCACCTTGCTTATCAAGCTCCATGATAATATCATCAAACTCAGAGAATGAATCAAGTGGGTTTGCGTTAGCGTTAGATACTTGGATACCACGATCTTCGATAGCTGAGAAGTAACCTTCAGATCCAGCAAGATTATCGTCAAGAGCAGCAGCTCCTGATCCATCATTCTTTTCACCGAATAGTAGCATTAACTCACGACGGTCCTCGAAACGAGCACGAGCTTCTTGCTCACCCTTCATGAACCAACGGTACTCACCGCCACCGATGTTAACCCAGCCGATGTTAGTCGCTTGAGATCCATTAACCTCATAACGATCTTTAACGATCATGAATGGGTTAGAGTATCTGCGAACACCTGGCTCGTCAAATGCAGTAGGCTGGTTTGTTCCTTGTGCGTACATGTTACCAAGCTTGATAAGTGTACCACCAGCTGAAGCGTCGATGTCTGTATCTTCTACAGCAGCAGTTCCGTCAAGCTTAATAAGCACAACGTCAGCAGCTGAACCTGTTCCGAATCCACCAGACTTAACGATGAAACGAGCACCAGTAGCTACATCCATAAGAACGTCTTGTGCCTGAACAGCTGAAGTAACAGCTGAATCTGTAATAGTTACGTTAATACCAGAAGCACCAATAGTAGTGTTTCCAGCTGTGTAAGCCAACGTCTTGTGACGACGACCCATTTCCCACCAGTCGATCTGGTCAGATTGTCCACCAGCGTTGATTGCGCCAGTTAGTTTTAGGAATCCTGTAATACCCTGATCACCGTATGTTTCAACGAGATTAGGCATAACGAAGTCCTTAGTTGTTTTGATTAAAGAGTCTACAGTAGTATATGTCTCTGGACTAATACGAAACGCAGCTGGGTTATTACCACCAGCAGCACCGTCTAAAGCAGGAATATCTGTACCTCTTGTAGTTCCAATAGTTGCCATTGTTTCTTAATTTTTAAATTTTGAAAGTCATCTTGTTGGAGTTAGCCCCCATGATGTTTTTTACTTGCTCCGCCAAACTGTTTGTATCATTTTGGTTAGAAGCTTGTGCAGGTGCGCTAGCAGAGACATTAGCCGCTCTGTCAACTAACCCACGTTGCCCATCTCCAAGACCTTGACGATATGCCGAAGCGACGATATTGTCAATGTTATCGATAAGCGTTTGATGAGAATTAAAGGTGTCGTGATCCCAATTTCCATCGTTATCTACGTACCTATCAAAATAATCCTCGATTTTTTGATGTCTGTTTACGAGACTATTTCTGTAATTGTCTCCTACACCAAAGTTGAAGCTTTTACCGTTACCAAGATCAAATTCGAGGCCTTCGAAATCTAATGTTTCACGTTGCATATCCTGCATCCATGATTGGTCAAAGTAATTGTCTTCTGGTTCTGTAGAAGGAGTATCTTGAACTGGAGCAGCGTAAGTATCTCGAATTTCCGTGATTTTGTTACGTGCATCTGCAGCATCAATCTTCAACTGTAAAGCTGAAACCTTTACTTCTTCGTCAGAGTGTTCATCAGCATTGAGCTTGTACTTGGAAGATATAAGAGTGTTAATCTCATTGAAGTTAAGGTCTGGGTAGTTCTGAGAGTATTGAACTCTTATTGCTGTAATATCATCCATTTCGGAAGGATTCAGCGATTGATACCTAAACCAATCTTGAGGATCGCGGCCTGTGTTCTGCACAAACTCTGCAATCTTTTGCACTCTTTCATCCAGTGTACTTTCAGGTTGAGAGAAATCGTCAAATGATCTAACTTCACGCCCTAGCCTTTCGCTTACGTAGTTAAATACTGCGTTCTCAATCTCCTGATCAGAATACTGTTGAATATTATTATTTTCAGTCGACTCTTGATTATCTACAAAATCATCAGTAGTCGCTTGATATTGTCTTTCTTCCTGTACCTCTGGCTGAGGCTCAGGCTGCACATTTTCTACTTGTTCTGGCTGTTCTTGAACAGGTTGCTCAGAAACAGGTTGAGACTCCTGTTGTGGAGCCTCTTCTGTAGATTGTTGTGCGTCTGCCTGCATAGAGGCAGCAAGTTGTTCGGGAGTATCAAAGATCTCCACTTTCTCGAAGTTATCGTTTTCCATTATATTAAATTGTTAATTTCTATTAAGTCGTTTGGATCGGAGAAGTAGATGGACCCCAGTAAGCAATAATCTTACCACTAGCGATATCTATTGTATCCCACTCCCCATAAATAGTAAGGCCTTTAGGGAAGGTAGTTGAAGTAGTAACAAAATTACCCTGACCATCATAATCATCATCAAGACCATCAGTACCAAAAGAACCTCCCCGTCTATTACTAGCTTCAACAGCTTCTAGTTGCGTAAAAGTCACATCTTCGAGCATTGTAATCGCAACAAACACAAATCCCGCTGGGCAAGTTAAATCCTCACCAGTTGTGTCTAGGTGAGCTGATCCATACTGGCCAAAAGCCATTTTATTTACATTTCCTGGGTTTGTAAGTCTAGCCATGTTTTTATCTTATTTATTATCCTTTACCTGATACTGAAGAGTTATCGTTACCAAATACGCCATATTCTATAAGAGTATCTACTTTAGTCGCAATAACCTCATAGTCTTTATCTGGAGCCAGAGGAATAAAAGCAAACTCACCACCACCAATTTTACCAGAAGGGTTGTTACCTTCACTTTCATTTCTTAAGTAAATGTATTGCTCAAGCTCTGTAGCTAAATTTTTAATATAAAGGTAAGCTCTTTCGTTTTTTTCGTTTGCCTTGTATACAAGCAGATCATCTGTATCTGCTGATGTACCTTTTACTTTTGCTCTAATCAAACTTCCAGAATCTACTGCAGCGGAGAATGTTTCAGCAAGAGCTAAAGGAGACGAAAGAACGTCACTACTGTTTACAGTTAAGCCTATCCTTAAATTAGCCATTACGCTTCAAAAATTACCATATATTCAAGAGTGATGTCTGTAGATACGCTAGGCGTAATACAAATATCATTAGCAGCATCATGTGCAGACCAAGGAATAAGAGCCCAGTCTCCAGCATATAGTCTACCGATCTCTTCAGGTGTACCTCCAGAGTCTCCAATAGAGATAGTAAAGTATTCAGTAGCTACTGTGCTTGTGTTTCTTAAGTAAACCTTATGTGCTTTAGCAGCAGTGTAGTCATTACCTTCTAGTAAATTAACTAGAGAAGTAGATGAGTAAGTTCTTCTTGCTACACCAGTAGTTTGATCTAAACCAGTAAGTGTACCAGCTTTCGTTAATGTTGCCGTTGTAGACAACGATAGAGCGTCACCAGTTAAGTCAGCGCTCGAAAGTGTTAATGTTGCAGTAGTTGTTGCCATTTTAATAGTTATTTATATGCAAATATAGGTATTATTTCTTTTTCTTTTTTTTGCGAATCTTGTATCTAGAAACTCTTCCTTTAGTTCTTTTCTCTTTTGCTGCTCTAGCTTTTTCGGATGGAGATAATTCAGACCAAGTGGCTGGTGTTTTAGATGATACGCGAACAGTAGGACGAAAGGTTCTGTCTTTACCGCTGTAACCCTTTTTACCTCTAGGCGTTCTCCATTTTTCCTTAAACCAACGCTTTAGGGCTAATCCTTTCTTGGTTTTGCGAACAGCCATTACTTTTTCTTCTTATTACCCCAGTTAGCAACTCCAACCTTTCGGCACTTAGCTAAAGCCCCAGAAGCGTAAGCAGAAGGCCATACGCTATATCTAGACTTAACCTTATGGTAACAAGCATCTTTCTTAGTGCCAGTCTTACCACCTTTCTTATATTTTTTCTTCTTTATTACTTTAGCCATTATTTCTTAGCATGATCTGCCATCTTAAACTTAGCTTTAGGTATAGCTCCAGGATGAGGTTTGTAATCTCCTTTCATTAAATAGTATCTACCAGACTCTTCCATCCAATGGTAGCCCTTTGGAGGATCGATAGACATCGTCTTGTTCGTTACAGTAAACTTACCGCCTTTTTTATACTTGTTTACTTTCATATCAGCAATTCCATTTTCTTAGCGCCTTGTTTATTCTAGAGTTTGGATCCCTAGCTGTCTTAGCACTCGTTAATCTCTTCTTCATGCCGCTCATTCTAGCGCAAAAAGATTTTCTACGCTTTGCAGCTTTACTGCCCTTCTTTAGCTTAGAAGGCTTCGTTGTAACAGCGGTTTTTAGTTTACTCCCAGGATTTGCTGCACGATAGCGTCTAACACCTTTAGCGGTTAAACCTCCAGACTTAGACTTATCTCCACTCTTAACAGAGAACTTCTTAGGCATTCTACCCTTTCTAGTCTTACCACCCTTTTTGTATTTAGGCTCATCTTTATGTTTGCACTTACACGCTTTCATTAGAAGTCACTCATTATAATTTCGTCAATAGCCTCCTGTACATCATCCTGCGTAACTTCAAGCTGCATCATAATGTTAGCTTGAAATCTTTCCACCTCTTCGCCCTCGTTAAATATAATAACTGTAGGTACTACTACAATCTTATGTTCTTTTTGTAAATCTGGTTCGGAAGCTATGTCTATACGTCTTCCTTCGCAATCACTCAAATCATCAATCCAATCTACACTGTTCGCTGAGTTAAAACTTGCGTTAAACTCAACAACACATACTCCTGAATCTGGTATAGTCATACCAAGAGACGTCATTGCAAACAAACATATGTAGACTAAATTCTTCATTTTAATTTATCTATTTTCTCTTCGATACGATCAAGATCGCTTTTAAGTTCTGACACGTCTTCTTGTGTAGTCATAATAGTCTGACGAATCAATTGATCTTTCATATCAAACTCCATACGAGTAACTTCTGAAGGTGGTGGCTCAGGTAGCTCTTTTGCTAACGCTATATCAGCCTGTAAAGTAAACCACATCCCAATAAGAGCTGCCAGCCCTGCTACACCCATACCTATTGTCTTAAGGTCAAAGGTTACTTTAGTATCTTCTCCAATTTGTTTAGCCATTACAATATCACATAGTTTAGTCCGACAGAGAAATCGTGCCATTCTCGATTCCAATACTTATTGTATTTACCTTCTAAGAACACACCAAGACTCTTATTTAATCTCCACCCAAAGATAAGGCCTGCACCGTAATCTATCCACTGCCCCCCTTCGGTGGTTTCAAAGTACGAAAATTCATCGTCAGTCTCAATGTGGTAAGGCATTACACTCGCCCAGCTATGAACCCAAAACTCTTTAGAGTACTTGTAGTAATCATATCCTACAACCAAAGAATAGTTCCAAACATTTGGGAGTTCGCTTCTCTTCCTAGCTACATAGTCGTCAATTACTTGAGGTATAATAACTTGCTCCCATACATCAACACTATTTGCTACAAGCGTTCCGTCAGGGGCAAAATACTCACCACCCTGCACATTTACAGTATATCCTTCTTGCAATGCAAGACTAGTATAGTGGATGTTATTATTCGACAGCACCCAGTCTTCTAAAGGATTGTAACCGTAAGGCTCTGATATACGTTGAGCCATTCCAATGTTAAAGCTGAGACGATCATTTACATTTAATCTAAGTCTCTGCGATGCTTCGAAATATCTTACATCTGCAAAGCCGTCTTGCAAATACTCAGTCTTTACAATCCAGTTCTTAGCTACATATCTAAGGAAGTAGTCTTGATCTAAAAACTCCCTACCCTGTTGTCTTCTCCAGTCAGCCTCGAATAAGAACTCAAATCCTTTTACTTTACCAATAGTCGCTGCATCACCATAAGACTTTTCTGTTCCATCGTAAAACACGTTAGCACGATTCTCGTATCCAAATCTAGCTATCTTCCTGACACCAGCTGTTATAGAGTAATCAAAAGGAGTCTCTACAACATCTGTCTGAAGTCCATTTGTTACAGAATATATATTGTCGTCAGATACAGAGTTACCACCACTAAACGCTGTGTAGAAAGTAGCATACTTAAATGTCTTCTTTAACGTCTGACCTTTAGCATCAAAAGATGAGCCTAGAATAAACACTACAAGCATTATTGTAGCGTAAATTATAAATTCAATTTTTTTATACCTACGAGTATTTAAGTCTTTTGGTAACATTAGAATTCAAGGCCAAAGTTTAACAACATAAATCTAAACTTGCTGCAATGACCTTTTGTTTTACACTTAGGGCACGGACAGTACGAAAGCTCAAGAACAGTAACTGTTCCTATTCTCAGATTAATTTCATACTTTTCTTTTTTGTTAGTAGCCTTCCAGCTGTTTATCCAATTTATCTTCATGATTCTAAAATTATGCGATTATAAAATTCTAAATCTATATCTTTAATAGGGTTGATAAAATTAACACGACAGTATCTATTAATTTCCTGTCTCTTAGTTTTGCTATTTGTTACGCAAACATTAGCAGCTTGATATTCTGCATTTTTCGTTAGAAGCTTGTCAATTCGCTTCTTTGTTGTTTTGTTTGTTTTGTAACTCATGATTTAATTATTTTTTTAATTATGATTCTTTCGTTGTGTTGAATAACAATCTGATATACGCCATTAGAGAGCTCTGAGAGGTCTATAACTTTATCTGTAGTCCTACCCACTACGATTTGTCCAAATGCGCTGTATACGCTTGTAATAGCCTCAGACGGGGCCTGTATGTTCAAAACACTATTTGTTGGGTTAGGATATACATCATATACATAGTGTATATCGTATACACCTTGAGGCCATCCCTGCTCACAGTAAGAGTAAAGCTCTATACATGTTTCATCCCAGGCAACTTCACAGCAGTAAGGGTCGATGTCTATGATCCAGGCATAGCAACCGTCGTTAAGCCAATATGGTTCACCAGGGCCTGTAATACATCCTGCGTCGTAAAGACAAAGATCTTCACTAGGTGTGTTTGCTAACTCATTGTAATTAAACGCATCTGGATCCATACAGTCAATAATTACTTCAATACACGAGTCCTCTAATTCTGTGTTAGCGTCTGGATTATAGTTAAACGCTTCTGGATTCATGCAACCATATATATAAGGTATGCAGTTCCCGTTGTCTGTGTTGGCGTTAGGATCGTAGTTAAACATAGTAGGATCTGTACAGCCAAACGCAACTTCAATACATTCACCTGCATCAGTAGCAGTAGCATCGTAGTTGAAAGCCGTTGGATCTTGACAGCCTACAATTTCTAATTCATCACATACTCCATCTCCATCAACGTCGTTGTTACACATATTGTCACAGTCGTAATACTGAACAGGATAACTACAGTCTGAATCTGTATTAGCCTCAGAATCATAGTTACAAGCTGATTCGTCTGTACATCCATATACATAAGGAATACACCCATCTCCACAGAAAGGAGTGAAGTGGTATACTGTCCACTCTGGAGTAGAGAAAGGCTGTAGTGCGCTCTGTCCGTTGTTAATGAATGGATTGTCACCCTCCGTGAGAAGCGTGTCTCCGTTTTCATTTAGGATAAGTATAGAGTTATGAAGAGTCTGGAAAGCAAGTTCCTGTGGAGACTGTTGCTGAGTACCAGCTTGGAAGTAGTATACATCAACCTCTTCATCAGAGTCTAGAGTTAACTCCCACGTATGAGAGAACTCTCCAGGTTGCACGCTAAACAGCCATTGCTGATCACCCTGGACCATACCAATAGTAGATGCTCCCCATCCATCACCAGCGTCATCCTCAAGTATAATCTCAAGAGTACAAGGGCTGTCGTAGTCTGCTATAGTAGCAAGGCTATCGTAATTCAAAGCTGTTGGATCTACACACCCCCAAGTATGCAATGTCATACAGGTGTCTTGAATAGTAGCAAGCGGATTGTAGTCTACATAGTCGTCATCCATACAGCCAACCACATCTGGTTCAGGCTCACATGGCTCAGTGAAGATAGGACCAGAATACATAACGATACCGTCCCATTCTTCAAAAGCTAAATCCTCTAACTCCCATAGTACACTGTCGCACGATGTAATAACACATGCTCCGTCTTCTCCGCCTGACGCTGAACCATTCAGTCCATCTCCAAATAGATCGTACAATATCAGCTCAAAGCCCAATGAGACACAAAAGTCGTACGTATATGTAGAGAGCTGATCACCAAAGTTATATTCGTTAACAAGAACCTCGTGATAAGGCTGTCCATTTGATAGGTTTACTAGAGTGAATCCAGTTTCATTAGGCCATGTATCAAGAGTAAGTTCCATAGTTACTAGAGCCTGGTCTTCGTTACACGACACAACATTACAGCTTCCGTTATCTATGTTAGCCCATGGGTTGTAGTTGTTAGCCAACTCATTCATACATCCGAACACAGGGATTTCGCAAGGCTCAAGAGTAAAGTCAACCGTATCTGCAGCTGTGTTAAACTCAAAGTTTGCTTCGTACAATCCGCAGAAGTTCTTTAGTTCATAGTTGCCTTCACCGAACTCACAGCATATACCGTCACCAAAAGTATCACTAATGATGAAGGTGTAATTACCTGCTGGCAAGAACACTGGTGTAGTTAAATATTGATTAGGCTGATACTGTGGACTCGTTACAAGAATGCTATCGTCCTGCATAATTACCCAAGAAGTTTCATTTGGATATTGATCAACTTGTACAGCTACATCTAGCCAACTTCCTTGTCCAAATAGACAAGACGTTAAAAGCCAAAATGCAATGACTAATAAATACGACTTACTTTTCATGTTATGGTAATAGTTATAATTGAAGGTGTAGAATTAGTTAACTGAATTTTTTCTGGAGCGGTGACAGTTATTATCTCTTTACTAGGAGGCGTAAAAGAAATTGTTTCTGATACTTTATTTACTGAAATACTCATTATTCAAAAGCCTCTGCAATATCTGCATTTACAACAAACTTACCTCTAAGTATTGTTCTATGAGTATCTAGACCGCTGGTATTAGGTAGGATGTATTGTAGATCATATCTATAAGATCCAGAAGGAACTTGCGACATTGTAGCTGCAGAAGCTTCAATCGTAACATTACCACTATCGTCAACAGTAGGTACTTCGAAATTTATACCTGAATTAATATTAGATTGCTCTTTTGCTCTACCTTGATTCTTCTTAGCAGCACTTGCAGTACCTATAACTAAGTTAGATGTAGATGTTCTTGATCTTCTGTCAAAAGACTCGGATTTAACCTGCATTAAAAACTCGTACTTACTAGTAGACAATGTTAAAGCAGTCCCTGAAGAATCCTTTAGAGTTAGAGTGAGTGAAAAGCTATCACCCTTTCTGCAGGTGATATTTAAAACATCAGAAGTATCTAAATTTACTGAGCTAGCCATTATTCTTTTAGTATTGCGTTAAGTATTTTGTTTGGACTTTCTGGAAGCTCCTCTCTCTTGCCCTGACGTTGAGATATAAGTTTACTCTGGTCAGCAGTCTGCTTATCCAATCTATCATCCTTTCTGTTTTCTTTAAGGACTTCAATCTTCTCCTTAAACTCTTTGTCATCAGTTTTAAATCCAAGAGTGGCTTGCGCCTTAATCATCTCTATTTCTTTTTTGAACTGATGTCTCATTTGCTCCATCTTCATGTCGATTTCAGCCTGCATTTGCATTTTCTGAGCATCTATCTGAGCTAAAGCCTGCATCTCTGCCATCTTAGCCTGTTGAGACTGTTGAGCAACTTGAGCCTGCATTTGAGCCTGTTGTTCTGAGTTCTGCATAGCCATCTGCTGACGTGCAGCCATTCTCTTCTTTCTTCTTACTATTAGTAGTCGCTCAGCTTGAGTGATGTCTTTTAACTGTCTGATAGCTATTGCATCTTCAAGATCTATCTCTTGCTGTTGCAGAGCCATTTGAATGTTTTGCTCAAGATACATCTTGTCTTTATCATTCATGTCTTTAACTACCACGACACCAAAATTATACATCGGTAAATCACTGAAAGATGTTAGAGCATCCATATTGGTTTCACCAATAGCGTTTTCGTACACTTTATATAATACTGATTCAGAAGGTATAATCTGAAGACATCTAACAACATCTTCACAAACCTGCTTGAATAATATCATAGAAGCATTTGTAATATCGTAAATCGCATTATTACCCGCAGCAATAGCTTGCTGTTGAACGCCAACCAATGCATCACCTTTTGGTGAAGAAGCATCCATCGCTTCGTTGATACCAGTAGTATCTCTAATAAGTCTTAAGTAGTGGTTGTAAAGCCCAATAAGCTCGTTGATATTTCTTATGCTATTACCAATCTCACGAACTGGAGGGTTTTGGAAACCACCTTCTGCATTCTTACTTCTGTAGTAGAACACACCAGTTTGTTCGTAAATATCGTGAAGGTCTAATGGCTGTAACTCACCACCTTTACCTAACTGCACATTTTCAAGCCCCTCAATATCAATGATCAATCCATCTGGCTTAGCCTTAGCGATAGCTTGCTGTATTTTTAAGTGAGTTAACTGAAGCATATCCGCAAAACCAATACAGCTATCAACCATAGACTTAGGCATCATATTTCTAATATTAGTTGCCGTAACTGAATATGAAAGCCTAGCTTTGCTTATATCGTGTATGTTTTTAGGTACATTTTTAGATCTACCGTAGTTGAAGATATATCCACAACCAAGAACATAACTACCGCCATATACAGTAGATATCTCCATTTTATGCGGTCTGCGCTCAAATACACTGTTTTTAGGTTTCTTATAATCGAATCCTTTATAATAAAAACCTGTATTACCGAACTTATTCTCTTTCTCCTCAAAGTTCATGCAGTCAACAGACATAAATTCAAAATCCAAAACATGAACCATGTAGTCATCATATCCGTATGATGTTCTACCTAGCCTGTCATTGTAGTATCTCTTGTCGTATTTACCTGAATCGTTACCGTTCTTTCCTCTAGATCTTTTAGCTATCTCCTGGAAATCCTCCTCTGTCAACTCATCACCAGCAAGTCTCTTTAATTCCTGGATAGATATCTTCTTAATGTGACCAGCATAGATTAAATCCTCAAAATTAGGATCTTCTGTCTTGCTGTGTATAAATGTGCATGGATCGATATATGATACCTTGATACCCTCGTTAGGATCGTTAGACCTCTTAACTACAGACATACCTATAGTAGCCAAGTCATTAACACATCTACGGAATGTATTATCTACAAAATTATTCCACTTTAAAGTAAGCTCTGTACCTAGCTGAGCTGATATCTCACCATCAGTCTTGATGTTTGTGTCAAAAAGAATTTCAGCTTCTTCTGGAGTATCTGGTAACTGATCTGGATCCTGATCTAAAACAATACCTGTTTTCTCTTTTAGTTCCTGCAGTTTTGGTTTTGCCTCTACTTGCTTTAATATCTTTCTCTTCTGTTGATTTTTTTCAGAAGAAGATAGAGGATCTATAGCCTCTAAATTAGGGTAAGGATTAATAGATAAAATCTTGTTTACAGCTATTCTAACAAATTTAGGTAGAATAGGAACTGGAGTATAATCTATATTTAGCAGACTACCATCACCCTTGTTTGGCTGTAAGGAATTTAATAGTTGTTTGTAGATACTTGTGTCCTGAACGCCAGTAGCGTAGTCTCTATCTTTCTCAAAGATTCTGTTCCTTTTACCAACTAAAGACGAGTCATCTGTAGTTTTACCCCACTGGGCTTCGATTGCTTTTGCATATTGGATGCCATACTGCTTACTCTCCTTAACCTCTGTGGGCTGTAGTGGATCAGGGAATCCATGCTTACTTTTTTGATTATTATTATACATCCTTAAGATACGGCATTTCTATTTAGCAAATATAATAAATCATCCGATTACTTGATATCTCCTAAAAAACTGTTTATCATTGAAGTTAGACTTCTTCTTAGTCTTAGTTTTTTGCGCCCCAAGAAGAGCTAATCCAGAACTAATTGTAAGGTCAAACTTTGTTCTATTATCTATCTTATATCCTATCCAGTCCTCTAACGTATTGTTAAAATACATTTTACCAGCCTCTCCTGTTTCTTTATTTATACCGACATATTCATGTATATAAGCTTCTATGGCATGAGCATGAGCCTGTATAATATCCTGAGAGTTTGACGGTATACCTTTAGTCTTAGACTTAGATCCACTAATGCTAGTTAAGTGTTTAGGTCTATCCATTAAGTAACCATCGTAACCTCTTGATTCAAAGTATCTTGCGATACCGTACTTATTGTTCTCAATTAATATAGGGTAGCCATAAAATACAGCCGCCATAAGCACATCCTCATAAAATATTTTAGCTAGAGGAGGTCTAGCTGCATACTCTACAACAAACATGTTTGAGGGGTGCTCTATATGAAACTTGTTATACAAGTGTAAAGCTCCTTTAGAGCCTCTACCATCTACAGTAGCGTCAAGATCGTAGCTATCGACACCGCCAACACCAAAGGCAGAGTGAGGTGCAACTCTTTTCCCGTATTCAGTTTTCTTTTGATTTCTAAATTCAAGTGGTGGCATCCAGGCAACTTTAAATCTACCCTGTGGGTTTGGATTAAATACAACCTCTGTGTCTTTATCCCCGTTCTTCCACATAAAATTACCAGTTACGACTGGATTAGGGAACAGCTCATCGTTATGCTCTATCTGCTCATATATCTGGCCGACATTGAAAACACTGCCTTCAATACTGTCCCTAAACGCTTCATCTTCAGTAAACGGGAATTGACGTATTACCTCGTTAAGTTCTGATGCATCGTTCTTCAAAGAGTCTCTTTCGTTCTTTAGGAACTTCTTAGCGCCCATTGTGATCAACTCATCATCTATACCATTTATAGCTGAATCTGGATCTTCGATTACTGGATTACCGTAAACATCAAAGAATCCTTCTAGGGATTCGTATGCTGGTATAAATAATCTATAGAGGCCAGTTCTAGTCCTCCCATTCGCATTCCTCTCCAAAGGATTCGAGTCCTCCCAAAGGTCCTTGTACTGACTTCCACCTTTGTCCATTGGATTTACGGTGCTTCCTACTAGAGCTTTTCCTACGATTTTTCGCCCTACGATCAAACAAGTCCTCTGAATCCTCCATGCGTCCCTTATGTCTGTTGGTTTTTCCCATTTTCCTGCTTCATCTAAATACAATATGTGTAGCTTTTCACCATCGTATGCGTTGTTAGTTGTGTTTTTCCAATTAATAACAGTGTTTAAAGCCTCACCTTTTTGTGAGGTTTTATTGTTCTTTGTTATTCGTTTTGATGGTTCACGAAAAGCTAGTTCCATACGTGGATTCGTAGTACCATCTTGTATAGGTTTAAAGAAGAAAGGGTAGTGCCTAAACATATACACTACCTTTTTCATAAATATATTCTCTTGAGCGTCCTTACCAGTTTTAGACTGTATACCTAGAAGTTTATCTTTAACTTGCGAAGCTTCATCCACAAGAACAGAAGAACATATATTGGTGTACCCAGAACGACGGCACTTAGTATAAAGCTGACCAATACAACGACTATCAGCCTCACAAGCAGCCATATGCAAAAATATTTCACGCTGGAAGTTAAGATAGTACGGATGTCCAACATCTAGCTTAGTCCATTGTAGGAGCATGTAATGCCTCCCCGTAATATATGTAGGTGTACCGTTGTTATAAAACCAAAAACCTTCACGCCTACGTCTAAACTCCTCCTCGATATACGGATGAAACTTTTCTCTAAACTGCTTTGGCATTTCTGACCACTCATCCATAGAACGAATACGAGACAGTTCCTTCGGCATAGGTAGTCTCTCCCACATCTGCAAAGACTTTGACTTGCTATGTCCGAAAATTTGTTTCTTAGGCGGCCTTTTTGGAAGGCAAATGAGTAGCCCACCGAGTTCGATAATTTCACCCTCCGTACCATTGGGACAAATCTTGATAGCAGGTTCCTCATAATCTTTAACTTCGAGTAGGGTTGACATATCTTATTCTTCCTTAATTGACATGGTGCACTCTGTTAGCAAAACCATACCTGCA